AGGTCATCTGTCTCACTGGCAACCCCCGACCAGAAGTCGGACGCTGGGTAACGAGACCTTGGCATCCAGGTAATCGTCAAGTCTAACGCACTGTTTCTGGCCCCACCGATCTGTTGAGGACTTAGCGGAGTTATACATACACCAGTATTAACAAATTGTTGTGTAATGTTTGATGGATTATAAATATTCACATCAAACGATGTTCCACGATAATAACGAGTTACACCAAGATCAGCTAATTCGTTCCCAACATATTGAATGTTGCTAGTACTCAAAGGAATAAAAATATCAGTTGCTTCGTGATTATTAATATTATGATCTGTACCTAATCGACCACGTATTAATTTACTTAAATGATAAACATTTTCTATTTCAGGATCTGAGTCAGCCTTAACATAGTTAATAATTTCCCATCGTCCGTCTCTACCGTAAGCAATACTGTTAAATCCTTGTAATGCTTGTTCTTCACTTACTGTAAACAATTCACCAGAGATTACTTGAACAACAATAGTATTGAGATTATCCCACTGCCATGGACTAACTGGATCAGGAAGAGCATCATTAGTTGTGCCGTAAATACTAGCAGAAGCAAATGTACTACCTACATTCCATGCAGTTTCATCAGGACTCTTAAAGAGTACTCCACCTGCCCATGGGTTTGTGTAAGATGTAGCTGCGGCATAAAATCCAGAATTATCATCTGTATCACGTAACAAAGGGATATCTAGTAAAGCAAATAGCATAATGCCGGGAAAAGCGACAACATTATCTTTCGGTGGAGCCTCGTCACCTTCAAGATAACTTACTAAGACAGAATTTTCTACTCTTACAGCTTTAACCTCCAAAATACCATTTGTAAATGAAGTAGTAATAATCTGCATTTGTTGAACGCCATAGTCTGCCTCTACATCGATTGTATCTCCGGCCTCAAGAAATTGCCACGTAGGCATTAAGCTTAATTCATAGTTCTCACGTTCAATATGAGCAAGATGAAGCACGACATCAATAAGTTGCTTAGCTGTGGTGTTATCAAATACAATTGGTAATGTTAATTTAATACTATTTGTATTTGTAGATGTTCCTCGTTGTGCTTGCTGAGCACCAGGTTCATAGTTAGAATCAGGATTAACATAAATAATATCAGCAGTTGCAGGAAGTTGAGATTCCATAATTCTATTAATTTTAATTGGAATTTCAGGATTACTAATATCCTTTGTTGCACCAATATCATTATTTGTTAATGGTGTAGATGTAACGCTAGGTTTACCTTTTTGTATAAATTTAAGTACTCCTCCAGAATCTACAACATCAATTAAATAACCGTGCTGTAATGGAGCAGCATTAGATCTTCCTGTAGTAAGATTAGTGATAGTAAAACCATCAACATAGACAGATGCAACATCACTAGTATTGTAGTTAATTGCCGGAATTCCACAACGATTACAAATATCATCAAAGATAGTAGATAGTGGAATAGTGTTTCCAATTAAACTTTTTAAACGAAATTTCCGGGAGGGGTTTGTTCTCGTGCTCCCAGACGATGAGTAAAACAAAGAATTTGTCGGATGAAAATAATCTGCATTATAGGCACTGTTTAATCCGCCGGCAGATTCATATGATCCAACGGGGTAATTTTCAACTTCTCCCGTAGCAGTATTATATGAACCCGGAATATCACCCGCATTGTCGTGAGATACCCAATACAACTTTCTTGTATCGGGACTAAACGTGGGGAGGGTGTACATGTTCTCTAAATTGGGATCAGCCGAGATATCAATAACCGCACCTATAGTTTCCCCGGTGTCATTTCTAAAGTTCCAAATCTTTCCACCGTAGCATGACCACCATGAATCGGTTATCTTATCGTATACCGCTCTAGCTAGTGCCACGTAGCCCGTGGTATAAACTACAAACTCAGGGGGAACCTGAGTAATCCATTTGAAACTTTCATTATGAGTGTACTTAATAATATTGTATTCATTATTAAACTGCGAACCCAGTAGCAGATCACCATCTTTCTTCGTGGTATTGACTCTCATATTGGACGCAATAAAACCAGCAACACCCAACTGATCTTCTATTGCCGTGGCGACATCTTCCGTAAGCCCACTTGATACGCCGAACGTGACAGTGGTGTAATCAATATCCCCACCATGTATAACATCCCAGTAAACTAAATTGTATAGACCTGGGGAGTATTCGTATCTTCCGTAAAATATGAAATTATTAGCATACACAGACCCTTCAGACGCCCAAGGGTCCATTTGAAAGATCTTAACCATTTTACCTTGTGCTTCTAATACATCACTATAAGCACTGTAAATAAAAAACCAATACCCATCTTGTGCTGGGAAACTTGGAGTAGTGAGTATTACATGTTCGTAATCCCCATTGGTCTGCCTCAAGTATTCATATTTAGGGAGTGTTCCGAAAGACGGCGATACACCATTCAGTTCCCCAAAACTAGCAGGTGCATTTAACGAAAATAAATATTTATTAGAATATGGGTCGGTCACCGTTCCAATAGGATTCGCCCTACCGTCTTCCACCCCACCATTCCACTGCCACCCATGAACCATGTACCCGGTAAGCGGGTGTATGTGTGCGGATGTCAATATTGCGTAAGTATCGTTGACGAGTTCGTCGGGCGTAGTACCGAAGTCATTATTGCATTGAACCCGAGTTTCAATTGATTCTGAATTGGCATCTGTTATAGTAATAATCCTGAAATTTGGAATCCTATTTCCGTAGTTACTTAAATTAAATCTATAAAACATTACAAAAGCTTCGCCAAGATATGCTGGTGTATTTTCAATTCCGTGAATTGCTTGCAAAGTAGGATCTGGAAGTTGGTCTTCACTGCCAGTATAAAACTTAAATTCTAACCATGATGGTTTAACTACAGTGCCATTAACATCATATATTAATTCTTCATTAGCAAAAATTTGCATAATGTCATCTATTACACCTTCGCCCAAACCTACAGCAATGTCTTGCTGATAAGTATAAGTCGTAAGTGTAGATGATTTTCCACCTTTACCTCCTACATCTTCTTTATGAACAACTTCATAAACAGTAGATGCATCAATAATATTTCCAGCATTAGATGATTGACCGTACGTTATTGGTCGAAATTTACCATACGCACTTGTAGTCGCTGCTAAATCATCTAACCTCGGCCCTTCCTGATCAGGAGGAGGCGGAGTTAACAAGTAAGATAAAAGAGCGGAGGCTGCCGATATAGCAAGACTAGCTACTACAGGGTATGCTGCCATCCAAGCCATTAGATAATACCTTTATAGCGATATACACCGTGTATAGTAAATGACCATACACTGTCAAGACGATGTCTTACAACTTTACCAAACGAAGAAGCAGAATGTATAATTTCATTATCCGGCAATATCATAGCAAGATGTTGAGGATTCTTCAGAAACGCCATGTGATAAAAGTCTCCTGGTAACTCGTCGCTTCTGTCTACTCGAATCATAAAGGTATCGAGTAACTGCTTCATGAGGTCATTATTAGGCATTCTTGCATAACTTCTGAAGTCTTTAAACCCGACGCACTTATCTAAATGTAAAGTTCTAGCTACACCAATAAGCAGACCAGCGCAATCAACCCCAGTTTTCTTAGACCTGCCTTGGTGCTTAAATTTAACACCTTCCCAAGACAGAGCCTCTTCTATTATCCTGCTCCTCTCAATGCAGTCGTAGCACCTATTAAATGCGGAAACCCTCGGTATCTCAAATGATTGCTTTGTAGAAATTTGGTTTTGCATGCTTCTAAGCTCTTAGGACAACCAACTAAAATAGTACCAGAATCACCAATTTGAATATTACTAGCCATAGGCTCATATAATTCAATTTGACTTAAATCAATTGGATCTGGTGGATTTGTCTGAAGTAGTGTATATACTTTAACATCCATTACAACACCCGGATTAGCGGCATTACCGTCAAACGTAACTAAACCGCTATTAAAATATCCGGTGGTATCAACTAAAGAATTTGTTTGAAATGTTCTACGCTCTTCATCTACAATAATTGCAGATACTGTAAATGATTTTGTATAGGCCGGGTCTAAAGCATTAATGCCACAACGAGCGTCTCCAAAAGTTGCCGGGCACGGGATTAAATATAATTCACCCATTTTTTGTTGTAAAAGCTGAGCCATTCCCCTAAGCTCAATTGTAAATTGATTCCCTTCTAATACAGCTTCACCAAATTTTCCAACTAGCATAGACATCTCGCCCATACCTAAATCTTTATAGTTAACTGCAGAAAGTTTAACATTAGCAAAATCAAACAATCCCGCTCTAATATCTGCTTGAGTAATTGTATCGCTATTTAATATACCAATTATACTTTGGTTATCAACAGACATGTTTATTTTTGTATCTAGAGCACTTGGCATATACCCAGAATATGGAGCATAATAATTCAGATTATAGGTTAATCCTTCTTCACGATTAGTAAAATAGAATACTTGCCCATCAAGCCTATTAATTTGCAATAAAGTAGTAAGGGTCGTATTCCCTTGAGCTAAATGATTTTTAAACTCAGGACTAATTGTTTTCATTCTGATTTAATCCTAATTTCAATAACTGGCACATGAGCATCACCGACATGATAAGCAGATAAATTAGTTGAAAATTCATCGCTTTCAAAGCGCATAGGCAAATAGAACTGAAACCCTGCTGAAATAACTTCGCCAGCAAGTAAAGCTACATTTAAAATAATTTTACCGTCGACAATATTAAAATCAGCACCTACAAAAATCTCAGTAAGATTAGAAATATCAGGACCTCTACCTACTCTAACAGAACTTGGGTAAGGTTGTGTTATATTTCGAACACTATTATATGTTCCTGATTTATCAGTATATGTTTTAGTAATGGGAATTTCAGTTTGCCCTTCAGAAACGGCAATAATCTGATCATCGAATGATATAGGTTGACTTACGCCACGACTCTTGTAATCACCCCAATCTAAAAATTTAAATGGATAACCTGATCCATGCATAGCATGAAAAAATTCATTAAGATCATCTAAATTTTGCTGTGTTTGAACCAACATAGCTGTATCAAACTTATTTCGCGATGATTCCCAATTAATATTTCTACTTTCCCATCCAGTTTCAGCTCCAATAATTCTTGTAGAAAACATAGATGTTGCTGTTGATCCATAACTTAATTCTAACGGAAAAGTTGGTTCAAGAAACATAGCCATTAGAGATTCCTATTAGCAAAAGAAAGTTTGTGCTGAAAAGCATTTGTTAATTGAGACTCGTTCTTTTTAAATGATCCAAAGTCAGTAACACCATTAATGTTAATAATCGTAGTTCCGGCTTGACCAGATTTTCTATTGTTTTCTTTCGCAGGAGTAACTGCTTCACCTTTATGAAGATAAGCTAAACCGTCTCGCGGAACATAATCAGTTCCAGTAGCATACTGATTAATCAAAGCACCTGCTTGAGATGGAATTCCAGCTAAATTTGCTTGACCTGCAATAGGTGCAGCATTGGACAATAGACCACCACCGAACATACTGGAAATAGCGTTAAACATCAATTGCTTTATTATCATTCTCGATAAATCTGCTATAATAGATTTAGCAAAATCACCAAAACTATTTTTACCTGTGGTAGCAAAACTAACTATCGCATCTTCCATTCCTTTAAATGAATTAATCATTACGCTCTCAGCGGTAATAGCTAAATCAGGAATTTCTGTAAGAAATTCTTGTAAAGGCGTTTCATCGAAATTATCGAAAAGATCTGTATTGGGAGATTCAACAGCATCTGCTTGTTCTTTTTTCCATTCAGCCATTTCTTTAGCTATTTCAGCTTCTTCACGCATAAGTAGAATAGAATCTATTTGCGTTTGATTCCAACCTTGTTTAGCTAAATTATAACGCTCAGTCATTTCAACTGCAGTTTCGGTGTCCTCAATAATATAACCAAGTAATTTAGTTTCTTCTGCATACGCGAGCGCAGCTTTCTGTATAAGAGTTAATTTAACTGCAGTTTTCTTATTCTCTTTGTCTGTAGCTGAACCAAGAGACTCTAAGACTACTTTAAACTTCCCTTGTTTTTCATTAAGTTTCTCAATTTCTTTTGGAATTTCTTGTAATCTTTCTTTATACACTACTAATTGATTAGAAAAAACATCCATTGCTTCTGAACCAAGACTAGTATTGCTCTTTAGCATTAGTTGTGAAGTTGAAGATATTAAACTATTTAAATCAGCTTGTTCTTTTTGTAGTTTTTGAATCTCTCCAAAACTACCGGCATAAGTTGCACCAATCCTTTGTATACCTTCCATAGTTGTAGCAAGTTCATACAAACTTTCTTTAGTTTCGTCAACTGCTCCTTTAGTACCTTTTAAGCCAATAGTAAAATTTCTCCATGATTGATCTGCTGCATCGGCGGCTGATTGAGTTCTTTCAAGCCAAGTTATTGTACCTATAAGAGCTACACCAAGAGCAGTTACTATAGCAGTAACAGGATTAATTTTAGTAGCTAAAGAACCAAGTTTAGATTTACCCAACCATTTACCAAATTTAATAAACGGATCAAGCATCCATTTTGCAGCTTTACCAAGTAACTGTAATGATTTTGCACCTGTTATAGCAGTAACACCTAATAGTCCAATTGCTCCTATACTAGCTTCAAACGATTCAGACAGCGTTACAGAAGTTGATTTTAAATTGTTAAATGACACAACTACTGGAGCTATTGCTGTGGCTGTATTCTTTAAAGCATCAGCAACGTCTTTCAATTCATTTTGAAAAATAGTTGACTCAAAAGCAGCAGTTCTAAACCAACCTACAAGTGTAGCCAAAGAATTAAAAAACCAAGTAACGACTGGTTGTAAATATTGCCCAATTGTAACCTGAAGTTTTAAAAGTTCATTTTTAAATCGTGTAACTGCAACAGTTGATTTCTGTAATGCTTGTTGAAGCAAAGGAGCTGTACGTTTCGCTAACAAATTACCAAGATTACCCACAAGTTCATCAGAAGCAATATTACCTTTACGGACTTCGGAGTAAAACTCTTTAAGCTGATCTTTGCCATAACCCATCGATTTCGCAGCAAGAGCTACAGCACCAGGTAAATGCTGGCCTAACTGTCTACGGAGTTCTTCCATAGACACTGTACCTTTCGAAACCATCTGTTCAAGAGCTAAAAACATACCTGATGTTTCTTGCCCATTTAAGTTAAGTACTCGAGCAGTTACAGCAAACTGCTGGAAAGTACGTTCTGCGAACTGCATAGTTTGCCCTGCGAGCGTCACAGAGTTAACAAACTTAGAGTACTCCTTTGTAACAGAAGTTAAATCAAGACCAAGAGTTGTAGCAATCTCGTCAGCTTGCTGCATACTTCGATTAGCTTCTACTAAACTACCCGAAGCAATCTGCAAAGCATTACGAAAACCTAAGAAATCACTAGATGCTTTTGTACTTCTGATTGCAAATTGCGCAATACTACGAGTTACATTCATTGCGCGTAACCGCATGATACGAAATGCTTCATTTGCTAATCCTGCACCAGAAACAAACGAGCGAAGTCTTTTTCCTAGAGTAGTCCAAAAACTTTCTTGCTTCTTGATGACTTTATTTGTTTTCTCAACAGCAGTCGTTGTTTTGTTAGCAGCTTGCTCAGCTTCTTTAAAACCTTTCGCAAGCTTAGCTACATCACGTTTCGCAGCCGTAACATCAGTTGAGATAACAATTTTAACTTCATCAGTCATTTTTCTGCTTAGCCTTAAGATGCGTTATAAAAGTTCTGTCTAACTGTTGTAGTACATGAAGAAATTCATCGAATGGACCAATTAACTCGATACTTTTCGCTAACTTCAATAGCTCCGAAAGCGGACTTGGGACAAGCTCAGATTTAGAATAAAAAATAAATTCATAAATCTCGAAATACCAGTAACAAGCATCAGAAACTTTAGGATAAATATCAAGAGGTCCGGATAAACCTCTTTCCTTCCGATTCAAATAATATTTAAGATGCTCGTCACCGTATTCCAAATTCCACTTAAGAAGCTTAACTACTCCCCCGCAGTATTCTCCTTAGTTTCTTCAAGATAGTTATTAAGCGACTTAGAATAATCCATTACAAAATCTTGACAATCAGGATCATCAAGCAATAACTGCTTAGCATTCTCCGGAGAATATTGAACAGTAATCACACTATCACCTTCGCCTACTTCGAAAGGTTTCCAATCAACAAGAACTTCCCTGCCGAGAGCTTCTGCCATAAGATCAGCACTTATCGCTTCAGACAACCGACCTTCATCCATATCTATCTGATATGGGCGAGTAAGTCTCCGAAAAATAGCTCGAAATCTTGTATTATTGGCACGAGCAATACAAAGATCAACACCTCTGTATTTAGTCCATTTACCTTTTTCAGCAGCTTCTCTATCTATAGGGGTAATGCGAATATCCATAATAAACTCCAATTGTACGATTCAATTAATAGGTGGTGGCCTCAAGAGTCCCCGTCAGCTCGGGATCGTAGAAGACTGTTTAGCCACCATGGCTAGGGGAGAAACTTAAACGGCATCAGTGAAAGCAAATTCAACCATGTAATCATCATCAGGATCACGAAGAGCTCTCAAAGCTCCGGAAAGCATTAAGAAGTTATCTTTGCCTTCAATCGGAGTATCGAGAGTTTCAAATTTGCAGAAAGGCAAAGTAACCACAAGTTTGTTACCTGTTTGACTCGGCCCATCATAAAGTTCAGCAACAAGTTTGAAATTACCTGACTGAATGAACAGATTGTAGGCGGACAGATCTTGGAAATAAAGATCAATATCGCCCGTAACCTCAAGAGTAAAATCCGCAGTATTAACTGCACCAAGCGTACCAATAGCTTTAGCTGGTGTAGTATTATTGTTAATAGTCAAATTAAGCGTACTATACTCAGTGCCGGCTGGTAAGCCTGTAATAGTTGTAACAACATTCTGCACTGAATTCATAATCGAATAAGCAGCAGCAGGCAGGAACTCTTGACCAGCTGTAAACTCTGGATATGGAACAGTTTCGGTTGCTGTCGTTTCGTCTCTACCATAAAGCGACATTGTTCCAGTCAAAATAGAACCTGTTTCAAAATTGAAAACAGATTGACTAATTACACAACCGGCATAGTAAAAATAAGCAGGATCAGTAATACCTTGAACTCGTTTACAGAAAGTAAAAGTACTCGCCTGATTATTACCATTACGAACAGCATCAGTTCCTGGTACTGTCGTATCATCAACATCACCTCGCAACAGTTCAGTCAGAAGCGGTTTGAACGGAGCGTAAGATACTTCGATGTTCATCTCACCAGTGATATCAGAATCTACAACTACGAGATCATCAGTCTGACGATCTGAACGAATCACTTCAGAAACTGCAGTAGTAATTTCCGAAGCAGGTGCTCCACCAGTTGTCGGAATAATCTGAAACTGAGTTGGTCCAGCTGCACCATCATTAGGAGGGATCGTTCCAGGAATCACCTCAGCAACATAAGAAATATCAGTATAGTTTGTACTTGTAATCGGCATTGTATGCTCCTAGTCGGTACCCAGTTGATCTGCAGTAAATGGTATTATCACATTAGACTGATACCATCCATTACCTTCGTTGCCTATACGACGATAACTTCCTGCGTAAGTTAAAATGTCTTTATGAGGCTGTTGATTCTGTAAAAGCTTTATAAGTTGCGAAACAACTAATGTATGATCCCCTGAACCTTCGTTCAAAGGTGAAAAAACTTGTATAATATAATTGCCTGAGTGACGCGTTCTAGCATTCCCTTCTACTAACACTCCTATATTAACATTTTGAGAATCGTCTACAACTAAAGCACCACGAATCCAACTGCATCCTTGTGGCGGATCAAATGGAACATTGTCCCAAGCAATAGGAGTCTCTGACCATTGTTGTTTTAAAACAGTATCAAAAACACCGCGTATTGTAAAAATATTAGCCATTAAATTTAACTTCTTTCGTTTGATATCTCAAATTTCCAGAATTAGCTGCAGAGACTGCGCGTGCTGTTACTGATTGTATCCAACCAATGTTTGTATTTTGTTGAGAAGACCCGTTATTTAATGCTTCAATATAATCTTGATTATTAGTAATATACCATTGTTGCCAACGCATAGTATATTTCCAAAAATCAGGTTTAGGAGGATACGGATATTCTTGTATCGGTGGTTTCCTTGTCGCAGGTTTACTAGGACTGTATATCCAGCTCCATCTTGCTGTACCTGTTTTAACAGGTGTCTCATCAACAAGATCTATCCAAAGTTTTTCAGCTAAAGCATTATTACGACGCATGACTAAATGAACTAAAGCACTACCTAGTCCTTCCGATGTTTTTACAGAAATACTAGACACTTGCACCTCTTCTACACTGCAGTTCGAAAGATGCGCCTGCGGGATCTTTTTCGGAAGCTATTACTTTGTATTGCTCACAACCTTCAGTAATAAGCAAATCATCAACTTCCGGAGAAAAAGGAAGTTCATTTGCTAAACAAATTACTTTTGTATCGGTAGGCTTCACACCTAAACTATCAATTTCAGAAACAGTATAATCAGTAAATGCTCCTCTTCCTGATCCAGTTCGAGCTTCTGTTGAATCAAGAGTACCAGTTATTGA